AGATAGTGGACGCCGTGCGCGAAACGGTGGCGGCGTTTGTTGAGAGTATCCGCGCATGACGATAGAAACCGAGCTGCGCGCCTACACGCTGGCGGATGCAGAGGTAGCGGCGCTTGTGGGCACGCGCATGTACCCGCAACATCTGCCGCAAAACCCGACGCTGCCGGCGCTGGTCTATCAGCGCATCGACACGCGCCGGCTGCACGCCCACGATGGGCCGGACCAGCTGCCTCGCCCGCGCATCCAAATCGCGGCCTGGGCATCGTCTGCGGCTACCGCATGGGAAACCGTGGATGCGGTGAGAAGGCGGCTGGACGGCTACAGGGGCGCGATGGGCGTCATCGACGTGCAATCATGCCTATGCGTGGGCGAACGTGATGTAGACGATCCTGACACCGGGCGCACAGGCGTCGAGCAGGATTACCACATTCAGTTCAGGGAGGAGCAATAACATGCCAGGTGTAGCGGCATTGGGGGTGGTGGTGCAGTTTGGCACGACGACGGGCACGGCGACTAGCGTCACGCTCACGAACGTGACCAACGTTTCCGGCTTGGATGCAGACGTGGAGGAAATCGACGTTACCAGCCATGACAGCGCGGGCAGCTATCGTGAGTTTGTGGCGAGCTTTAAGGATGCCGGTGAGGTGGCGATTGACATCAACTATAACCCAAGGGAGGTCACGCACCGCCAAACAACGGGCGGTGTCATGGGGTTGCTCAATTCGGGTATTGTCGCGCCTTGGAAAATCAAGTTCCCGACTAACGCAGGGGATAGCGTGTCGTTTATGGGCTTCGTCAAGAGTATGCCCCTCGACCTCCCGTATGACGACAAAATGAGCGCGACCATCACTGTGCGGGTTAGTGGGTCGGCTACATTCGCTTACGGCACGTGATCGGATGGGGCAAAGTGAAGTAGCGGCCATGACCGGCGTGCGGTTGAGCGTGGGGGCGGTAAGAAGCGGGTGGTACTGCATCGACAATCGTGGGGGCAATGACGCCGACTGCGTTTGGGACTTGGAGTGCTACCCCTACCCCCTTCCTGACTCGGCGGCCAATCAGGTGATGGTCGGCCACGCAATCAACCGCATCAACCCGGCGCGCTTCGGGCTGATTCATTTTTTCAATGAGCTTTGGCGGCTGCTGGTGCCGAATGGGGAGCTGATGGTGGTTTCGTATTACGGAACGAATCACCGTTACGCCAGCGACCCGGCAGCCTGCGCGCCGTTGACGGAAGCCAGTTTTTACTATCTGGATCCAGCTCACAAATCGGGGCTGTGGAATGTTTTTCAACCTTGTCCCTGGCAGATTCTAGACCTTGCCTGGGATGTGGCCGGCAATGTGGAGGCTGTGCTTGGTAAGCGTTGATGCGCCCATTCGTCCATACCGGGTGATTATCCAGGATTCAAATGACCCCGGATATACCAATACTTTAATGGTCGGGACAGCCTGCACCGGCCTGTTGCGTTGCGAGTGGGTAGCCGCAAGGTATGGACAGCAAATACCCCTGAATTGGTCGATGGCCGGCCACATGCAGGTTGTATCCGGCGGCGTGCTCGATTACATGCCGTTGCGCTATCTGGTGGCCGATGCTCAGAACTTGATTGTGGCTAAGGCTATCGAGTTGGATATGGAATGGGCCTTTTTTTTGGAGCATGACGTGGTGCTGCCAAGCAACGCCTTTTTCATGCTGAATTACTGGATGAAGGAACAGCCCGCGCCTGTGGTATCCGGCTTGTATTTCAGCAGGGCTTACCCATCTGAGCCGATGGTTTTTCGCGGCATGGGGATGGGCGCTTACACCGACTGGCGGCTTGGTGACGTGGTGGAAGTGGACGGCGTTCCCACCGGCTGCCTTTTGGTGCATATGGGCTTGCTGCGCGAGATGTGGGCCGACAGCCCGGAGTATACCGTTGGCGGGCAAAAGACGCGGCGGGTATTCGATACGCCTCGATACTCCTGGTATGACCCGGATAGTGGCAATACCAATATGGCAGTTGGCACTAGTGATCTTGAATGGTGTAAGCGCGTCGTCAAAGGGGATTACTTGCGGCGGGCCGGCTGGCATGAATACGCCGACAGGGAGTTTCCATTCATCTGCGACACTCGCCTGTTTTCCTATCACATCCAGCAATCAGGGGAAACGTTCCCGGACAAGAAAACGCTTGCGGAGTTTGGGGGATAGGGCAATGGCTCCATTTCTTGAGGTGATCACGAGAACTTTCGGCGGCCGGCCTCGTATGTTCGCGGCCAATCAAGCCGGCCTGGCCGCACAGACTGACCAGGACTTCATTCAAACCATCTTGATGGATGAAGAACGAAGGGGAATCGAGTTTGCAACTGAGCAGATGGCCGAGTACGCCCCGCACCTGGTGGGCGAGCTAGTCTGGATTTTGGACGACGACGACCTTTGCACCCTGCCCATCTTCGTAGCCGGCCTGAAGCGCATCGCCGCGCAGCACAATCCCGATGTAATCATGGTCCGCATGGACCACGGCGGCGGGCGCATCCTGCCCAGCGCACGGTGGGGCAAGTCGCCAAGGGTGAGCGAGATAGGGATTAGCGCGTTTGTGGTGCGGCGTGAGTGGTGGAAGCGGCACGCCCACGCCATGATTCCCGGCGCTTACACGTCTGATTTCAGCTTTATAGAATCCATTTGGGCATCGTACCCGGAAATTTTCTGGTGGGATGTGGTGGCGAGCCGGTGTCAAAGGCAGAGTGTTGGAATGGCGGAAACGGAGGCGGTAGAAGCATGATGCTAGGGTATATGCTTCCAGGTATTGCGGCGAATGATATGTCTGATGTTGCTCTCAGAAACACCATACTCGGCGGCGAGCATCGTGTGTCGAACGCCACCACCTGCATATCTACGGCGAATCTCTGTGACTTGCTCTTCGGTGAGCTTTGTAGTGCCGCGTCCCTTTTTCACCATATCAAACATATTGTCAGCTTTTGTCCCGAGGAAAAGGTGCGAAGGGCGCACGCAGCATCGCGTATCGCAATGGTGCAAGACACATATTCCTTCAGGAATAGTACCATTGTAAAACTCGTAGATGTAGCGATGTACGGCTATAAGCTTGCCTCCAATACCTATTTGACCATAGCCGGAATTGCGTTGCGTCCCAGTCCAAATCCAGCAATTGCCGGATTTGTCAACCTTCTCCCAGAAACGCGAGAGAACGGCACGTCGGCCATTGTGACCTCGGACAAAACTAGACGGTTGGCCTTTGACCCAACCATTGCGTTTATCGGTTTTACTTGCGATATTCGTGAATTGGCCGCAGCCGCATTCACAAAGGTGTGTAGAAAGTTCGCGTGGAGTAGAATTGAGGGACATGACGACCTCCAGTCGTTGTGTCAAGTCCCAGGGTGTTATCGCACCGCTGGGACACCTTTTTGCATGTGGTCATTATAGCGCAAGTTGGCTATTTACTCAAGAGATGGGGGCGGTATGACGAAGGCAGATCAGACAAATGCGGTAGTAAAGCGATTTCTTAACCGTTCTGAGATTCTTGCACAGGATGATTTGAAGTTTCGGGATGTTCTTGTGCCCGAATGGGGCAATACTTGGGTTCGTGTGCGCGCGTTAAGCGCATCGCAGAGAGATGAATTTGAGGCCGCGACCGTGACACGCCGAGGTAAAACGGTAGAGACAAACTTGCGCGATATTCGCGCCCGCCTCTGCCTGTTGTGTATGGTTGACCCGGAAACGGGCGAGCAGATTTTTCAGTACGAAGATACTTTCTTGCTTGGCAGCAAGAGCGCGGCGGCGTTGGATAGGATATTTACGATCTGCCAGGAGCTAAATGGCCTAAGGGAATCCGACGTCGAGGAGTTAGCTGCAAATTTTCAGCCAGGCCAGAACGGAGATTTAGTTACCGCCTAGCTCTGGCACTGGGCTATGTAAATGTTGACGCCATGCTGGGCGAAATCAGCAGCCATGCCTATGCCGAATGGATGGCCTATTCGAGAATTGAACCCTGGGGAGAGGAAAGGGAGGACCTGCGGATAGGGATACTTGCCAGCATGATCGCCAACATGTTCCGCGAGAAAGGCAAGAAAGCCTATCAGCCGCAAGACTTCATTCTTAACTTTGAACCAGAGGACGAGGAAGCCAAGGTGCAGAAGATGATTGAAAGCCTACGCCATTCGCTAGGGAGAAAACGCTAGTGAGCACGATTGCCTCACTCAACGTCGCACTTGCACTTGACGACCGCGACTTCTCGGCAGGCATCGCCCGCGCGCAGGGTAGCGCCGAATCATTCTCAAAGAAGCTTGGCGGCTTGGGTCAAACTATGTCCCTAGCCGTAACCGCGCCCCTGGTCGGCATTGCGGCGGCGGCGGTGCATAGCGCCGGCAAGTTTGAGCAATCCATGAACGTTATGGGGCAGGTTACGGGCGCAACGGCAAGCGAAATGGAAGCGCTGCAGGCGCAGGCGTTGCATCTTGGCGCGGTTACGTCATTCAGCGCAGGCGAGGCGGCAGACGCCATGTTGGAGCTGGGCAAGGCCGGCCTGGCGCCCAACGAAATCATGGGCGCCATTAGCGGAACGATGGACCTGGCCGCAGCCGGCGGGCTTGACCTGGCGCAGTCCGCCACGATTGCCGCCAACGCCATGAACGCCTTTCATCTGCCGGCCGAGGAAGTAACCGACGTTGCCAACATGTTGGCGGCGGCGGCGAACGCTAGCAGCGTTGAAGTAACCGACCTCGCCGCCGGTATGCAGATGGCCGGCTCCATCTTCGCCAGCAATGGGCAGAGCGTTGAGGACTTGACAACCGCAATGGCGATTTTAGGCAACAACGCCATTAGCGGCAGCGATGCCGGCACCAGCCTGAAAACGATGCTCATGCGGCTGTCTGCGCCTACTGACGAGGCGGCCGGCGTCATGGCTGACCTGGGCATCCAGGTATTCAACGCCGATGGCTCGATGCGCGGCTTTGCCGATATTGTGGGCAGCTTGGAAACGGCCACAACCGACCTGACTGACCAGCAGCGCAGCATGGCGCTAACCACGCTGTTTGGAGCCGATGCCATCCGCGCTGCCACCATCCTGGCGAGTGAAGGCGCAGACGGTTTTGCCGATATGTCTAAGGCTGTGAACAAGCAGGGCGCAGCAGCCGCAACCGCAAACGCCAGGATGAAGGGGATTGGCGGCGCAATTGAATATTTGAAAGGCTCCATTGATAGCTTTCTGATTGAAGCTGCCTTGCCGTTCCTCGATACGCTTTCCGGCTTCGTGCGTGGCGCTGCCGACTTCCTATCCATGATTGGCGAGCTGCCGGAGCCGGTACGCAATACGGCGCTTGCCATCGCTGCGGTTGCGGCGGCGGCTGGGCCGGTGCTGCTGATTGTGTCCAAGCTAGTGCCCATGTTCAGCATGTTTGGAACGGTGATGGGCGTGATTGTCTCGCCTATCGGCCTGGTAGTGGCGGCGGTTACGGCGCTCGTGGCGGTGTTCGCTACTGATTTTATGGGCATCCGCACCGCCGTAATGGGCTTTGTCGATTCGCTGATTGAAATGTCCGGTATCGACCTGGGCGGCATTATCGAGGGTTTTAAGTCGTTCGGTAGTTATATCGGAATTGTGTTAGAGGATGGCGACTATCTAAACGATTGGTTGACGCATCTGCCTACCGCCATACAGCCGGTAGTTGAAAAACTTGGCGGCTTGATTGCAACGCTGACCAGCGATATGTCACTTGGCGAGAAGATAGGCGCGATTCAGGCAGACATTAGCGCGCTGTTTACTGAGATAACGGCGCTGGATTGGGGCGGCGCATGGGAAGCGTTTCAAACGTGGCTGGATGAATGGGCCGGCGCGGTTGTCAGTGAAGTGCAAAAGATAGATTGGGGCGGGGCGATTGAAACGGCGGGCAATATGTTTGCCGTGCTCTCCAACGTGGTTGTCTATCACC